CCTCATCAAAGATCAGCAGCACGCCGTCGCTGTTGTGCAAGCCCGCGTACGCGTCGGGGTTCTCTTCTGACCACAGCCTGCCTTCCACGGACCAGAAGCGCGTGCCTTTCTTCAAGTCCCGTTCGACAATCTCAGCCAGCCACTTTGCAGGCGTCACACGCGTTGCGCTGATCTCAAACCAATGGCTGTTGATCATCATCGCCAGCCACTTGGTGATTTCCGACCAGGTGATCGAGCGGAGCTGCGCCTCACTGTTAGCCGACACAATCGTAGTGCTGCCGATTCGCGTGGACAGCATCCACAGCACCAACCAACTGACTAGCGCCGACTTACCGATCCCACGGCCGGAGGCCACGGCCAGCCGGAAGACGTTGTAGTCCAGACGCCCGCCGTTGTCTTTGATGTGCTGCGCCAGGCTTCGCAGGATGTTCCGCTGCCATTTGCGCGGTCCTGTGAAATGCTCTAGTGGCGTGCCCTTCTGGCCCCACGGAAAAACCAAAAGCACAAACGCTAAAGGATCATCTTTTATGACCGGGCTCCATAGCCGGGTCATAAGAAGTTGCTCATCGCCTGGGCTGTATTTAATTGTTTGCATTTTGCACCTCTGGGCGATGTTTATGGTGCACGCGTTCGGCAGCTAACCTAGCAGTTATGGCGTCGGTCAAAGAAGTATAAGACCCTAAGTGTATGGGCTTAGAATTTACTTCAATGTGAGCTTGCCATTTGCGGTCGCGCTTATGCCAAGTAACACCCAAATAGCCAGATGCGCTTTTAGTGCGCCGATTGCGGTTTTGGTGATTGTGCGCGCAAGAAACGTCGCGCAGGTTTGTTATGCGGTTGTCAGCGGTATTGTGGTTTATATGATCTATTTGATAAGTCGGCCAAACGCCGTGCACGTATAGCCACGCTAGCCGGTGCAACTTATAGGGTTTGCCGTCTATATTGCACTGTAAATAGCCCCGAGTTCCCGATGTTCCTGCTACATCTCCCACACGTACTTTTGAACGAGCGCGAATGTACGTAAACACGCCGGTTTCAGGGTCGTAATGAAGCAACTCTTTTAGCCGCTTCTGTGTCAAAATCTGCGTAGCCATCATCCGCTCCAGTCGGTTGGTTGGTCAGAAGCCCAGGAGCGTTGGCGCGCTCTTGGGCTTCGTTAATTATAAACGAATCGACGCGGGCTTGCGCTTGTTCTAAAGCCACATGAATGCTGATTGCTTGCGACCCACTGACTTCAATTTTTTGCGCCGCAGTCCAATCGTGTCTGTGGCGAAGCACCTCTAACGCCGCTTTGGTGTCGCCGGCCAATGCAGCATCCATCATAACAGTAGCTAACGCCTGCTCGGCGTCAGCGCGCCCTTTTAGCTCGGCCATTTCGGCAATGGGGTCCATCTGACACAGACGCCGGAACTCGGTGGGCAACATGCCTGATGCAAGCGCCAATGCGTCGCCTTTCAAACCTAGCTTGGCAGCGTCGTAGATGCGTTGCAGACGCGCCTCGGTTGCGACCAGCGTACGCGCCGTGAGCGGAAGTGACTGGAAGGTCATGGCTGTAACAGATTGTGTGGTGAGGTCATTATATCTAAAAGAAAAAATTTATGCACGGCTGCAAATTGTGTGGCGTTGGCTGACGAGTGTTAGAAAAAAATTTGTGCGACCCCTCCGTTTTTGACCGGGCCAGCCGCCGGCCCTCACCGGGGGCTATCAGCGACCGGCGCTCCCCCCAGCTGTTACGTTATCACGTTACACAATGTGATGTTATAACATCACGTCGGTGTTACGTTATAACGTCACGCCAGTAGGCGTGCGGTCAATGGGTCATATGGGTCATGCCCAGCAAGGTCGCGGGCTTGCGTCCAAACCGCATGCAAAACGGGTCAATGGGTCAAATGGGTCATGACCATTTGAACCGGTAAACAGTTTTGAACGAAGGCCTGAAAACGTGGGGGGACGGGGCTTATGGGTCATCTGGGTCACATGGGTACCCCACTTTTAATCGCGCCAACGGTTTGCGCGCGGCGCCATATTTCTACTGCTGTACGGATATACAGTATTTTTAATCATTTGGATAACATCTTCAAATCAATAACCCATATAACCCATTCCCCTATGAAACGGGAGGCGCGCCACTAACCCATGCCATAGTCCCGTTGGGGGCCACGTATTCACGCGAGAATTATCTGCAACGCGTCTTGTCGCAAGCGTTGATGGGTCATACAAAAACCGCTTGACACTGCAACAAATAGTGTGACAGCATGTCGATATTGTGCGTTGCATGGTGCAGTGCACAATCTACTTGGGAGCAAAGCATGGCCCTTCAATATGAGTTTGCAGTAGTCAATTTGCGCACTGGCGCGCACGATCAGATCCGCGCCAGCGCAACGTCAGAGTCACAGGCCCGCGACGCGATCGTCGTTTACTACGCGGATACGCACGCGATCGCTGACACTGCGCACTGCACGCGCCCCGCGCACAGCGTGGCAGGCGAGATCAACTGCCTGTAATCACACTGCCATGTCATACACTGTCCACCTGTCCCTGAAATCCGCGAACGTCAAAACCGGACCGATCCCCGTATCAACGACGACGCGCGCGACATGCCCGACTAGCTGCGCCATGCGCGAGGGATGCTATGCCGCGTCCGGTCCCCTTGCGTTGCATTGGTCGGCCGTTTCGGCCGGTGCGCGCGGGTCCGATTGGCAAACTTTCGTCAACGCGATCGCGCAACTGCCTGACGGGCAATTGTGGCGACACAATCAAGCGGGTGATTTACCCGGCGACGGCGAGACGGTTGACCCGGTCGCGTTGGGTGAGCTTGTCGCAGCTAACCGTGGTCGTCGCGGGTTCACCTATTCACACTATCGCGACGGCGCAAGCTTGTCCTGGATCAAAACGGCCAATGAATGGGGATTCACGATCAACCTATCGGCCAATGATCTGACCGATGCGGATACGCTCGCCGACACCGGCGCCGGTCCGGTCGTGTGCGTTATCCCGTCAACGACCACGGAAAACACGCGCACACCGGCCGGTCGTCGCGTGGTCGTCTGTCCAGCTACTCAACGCGACGACACCAGTTGCGCGACGTGCCAGCTATGCGCACGTCAACGTGACGTGATCGTCGGGTTCCCCGCCCACGGCACGCGCAAGCGTGTGATCGATCTCAAGCTTGCTGCCTGATCAACCCTCGCGCCTTCGGGGCGCGCCATTTTGTAGGAGCGTAAACCATGGCCACAATATCCGATTCAATTTTTCTGGTAACCCTGCCCTCGGGCAACCGCGCGGTTTACGCCGTGCAGCCACAGCATGTCAACGATCGTCCCGGTACCACGCTCGCCGAACGCGCATGCAATTACGGCACGCAATTGGCGCACGCGCACGAAGGGCGCTGGTATCGGCCAGGTGACGGCGCTGAGATCACGGACCTTCGCACGATCGCGCTTCTCGAGCGCGCCTCGGAGGTCCAATAATGCGCGCCCTCTTCGCTCTCGCTCTCATCGCAGCCGGGATCGGTGCCGCGCTCGCGCTCCCGCCTTTGTGGGGCGCGCTCGCGCTCACGCCTGGCTTGATCGCTGCTATGTTCACAATTGGAAAATGACATGAAACGACACTACGGGCAAACCAAAGCCGAACGCCAAGCCGATTATTGCGCGCGATTCTCGGACGCGCTCTTAACCCGCGCGCCTGGCCTGTCCGGCCGGATCGAATGGCCAGCCGTGCTCCACTATTACCATTCCGGCACGCCAGTGGCCGAAGCGGTCGATCAGTACTGTATCGCGCGGAATATTCAATGATCGCGGCCGCGCTGATTGCCCTCGCGGCCGCGATCCTCGCAATAGTGCTGCGCCTGTAACCCGCCCCACAAACCCCTACACGGGCGCCTCACGGCGCCCTTTTCATTTCACGGCCCGTAACACCCCTACACCCGCGCTCGCGCTGTCGAGCATACGTTTAATTTCCGCGCGATTACCATCGACCCGCTCGAGAGTATCGGGCGAAGCGTACAGGTGGACCTTGCTACCGTTCGGCGTGGCCTTGACCCGGCCAAGATCAACCCAACCCGCCTCGCGGAGCGCGTGAAACAGCGCGTGTACGCTCGCTTTCGACCCGACCGGCATCTGAGCCTGCAGCCGGTCAACCAAAGCCTGCCAAGGGGCTTTAATCGCGCCCAAAGCGAACTCGCCTCGCTTGTCCCGCATCATCTCGACCAGCGCCGACTCGACCAGCGACAGGCCCGCCGATAGCATGATCGCCTTGGCCTCAGTAAACGGGGGCGCGCCACCAGGCGCGAATGCGCTCACGTCCCTCGAGCGTAACCAGCCCGCGACCGCAGCCCGACCGCCCGCTTTGAACCAATCCCAGATCGCTGCGCCCTCGACCTTCGACAACGGGCGAGCGTCCGACCACAGTACAAACCAGCGCCGATCGTCGCTCGGCAGCGTGATCGCCATGCGCTCATTCGAGAATGCGACCACGGAAAGCCGGTTCAAAGCGTCGAACGGGTGCAGGCCTTTACGATTGACCGGTATCAGTTCCGGGGGCGCAGCGAGCAAGGGCTTAAGCCGATTCTCGAGCGCGCGCCGATCGGACGCATCAGCCTGGCGTAGTTCATTGATGACCAGCACCTCGGTCATCAGCGAGTAACCCCACTGCGAGTTCAGTTCTTCGTTTTTGATCAGTGCGACGTTTTCGCGCGACGACCCGCCGACCGCGTACAAAAACGGCTCGAAAGTCGTATCCTTCCCGATACCGGGGGCGCCGCCCAGCAGCACGCCATGATTGATTTTGACTTCGGGGTGTTGGACCTTGAATGCCATCCAATCAAACAGGTGCTCGCGCTCGGACGCCTCGGGCAGCAGGCGCTCGACCAGATCCAACCACGGGCGCACGTCTGCCTCGCCCTCGACCTTCGGCCGCGCGTCCCGCCACAGGTTCGCGTAGACGTCCCCAGCGCGTGCGACCAGCACCGACTCGCCCGCAGCATAGGTAACACCCTGCAAGACCCGCGCGCCCATGTCCTGACGGTTTTCGTCGAACGATATTGACGCCTCGACCCGACGCTTTTTGCCGTTTGACCCGGCGTGCACCGACCAGCAGGTGACATGCCGGTAGACCGCATTGAAGTTGCTGCGCGAATACTGTTTACGCTCGATCAGATCAAAGTAGCCATCATCAGCGTGCAGGTACGCAAACCGCGCAAACCAACCGTCCCGCTCAACCCGGCCCGCCTCCCGGCGCTCCACCTCGGCCACGACCGCAGCCGCCGCGTCGGGGAACGCCTCGGTCGGGGTAAGCTTGCGCATCGCCTCGGCCATCCGGGCAGCCAGCAGCTCATCGCGCAAGCCTGGCGTGTGCTTCGGGCCTCCCTGTTCGGCCACCCACTGCAAAAACCGGGCGCTGTCCCAACCATCGCAATGGCCGTGATAGCAGCAGTAAGCGCGATTGGCGGCAAGGTAACGGCCCTCGGGCGAACCGTCCGAGTGCTCGCTCGAGTTCGGGCACACGACACCCGCCCAGCCCTCGGCGTTCGGACGCTCGGTCACAAGCCCCTGCGCGCTCAACCACGCCAGCACGTCGTCGGACCCGTCGTCCGATAGTCGGATCGGGCGCACGCCGCCGCTGTCGTCCGGCCCCGGCTCGACGCCCAGCGCGGCGCAAAGGGCAGGCAGGTCGAACTCGCGCTCGGGGTGGAACTCGACCAGACGGGCCTTGAAACCGCCCTTGTCGGGCTTCAGGTTGACACTGCCGGGCAGTCGGAAGTTCCTGACCGCGTTAATCGCGCCCGTGTCGCCGTAGCCGGCTTGAGTGATCGCGCGAATGGCGGCCGAATACGCGCCCTTGGTCGGCTGTTCACCAAAGACGTAACCCCATTGGTAGCAGCCCTCCGACGTCTCCATGATCCACGTCGGCGGTACGGGCGACGCCCTCGGGGCTTTGTCGGTCCCGACGTCATCAAGCACCAAACAGATCACGTACTCGCAGCAGGCGGCCCCAGCGCTGGGCTTACCGTCGGTGAACCGGTCGATAATAAATGACCCGGTGTTGCAGTACCAAGCGCCCTCGGACGTATGCGCCCGCTCGGGCAGGTACGCCGGCCAGGTCGCCTTCAGCGCCCCATCGGCGTGGTACTGAAGCCGCCCGTCGCCGCCCTTGCGCGGCTTCTGTCGTACAAAAAGTACGGTTTCGCCTTCGGCGGCCAATGATGTGAGATAATCAACGAAGTTCAACGCATTTCTCCTTGGTAGTCAGCGCCCGCCTTGCCCGCGGGCGTTTTTATTTCCCGTAACGCTCCATCACCTTGGCCTCGACGGCCAGCGGCAATCCTGTGGCCCACGTCGGTGGGGTTGTCATGATACGCGCAAGCTCTAGCTTGGCACGGTCCGGGTCGGCTGTCTCAACGACGATCTCGTCATGGACGTGCAATACAACATCCGGCACCTGCCGCAACGCGGCGCGTAGGATGTCATGGGCGCTTGCCTGCGTCACGTTCTCGCACGCAAGCCCAGACCAGAGGCGCGCGCGTGGCCATTCGGTCGCATCAGCCGCCGGTTTCCAAGCGGCCTTGGCATACGTCAGATGCTCGCCCTCAAAGCGCGCGTACGGGTAGCAGAGCACGCGCCCGGACGGCAGCATGTACCAGAGGTGCTGTCCGTCATAGACGTACGTCACGCGACCCGCGCTGAACTCATGCCCACGGTGACGCATCGCGCTCATGTAGGCGTTCTCAAGTTCCTGCCAGAAGGCCACGGCCCACGGGTTCGCGCGACGCCAGGCGTCTACCATGCGGCGGCTTTCGCTTTCGGGCAGGCGCACGCCATAAACGCGGCCCATCGCGCTAAACGCCCCTACAGCCCCGCCAAAAGCTAGGGCGAGCTCCATCACCTTACCGCGCTGGCGAAAATCGATCATAGCGGCGTCTTCAGCCGCGCAACCGGCCTTTATGTCGTCATACGACACCCCAAACGCGCTCGCAGCGTTGACGATATACGGGTCCAACCTGTTTCTATAGATGTCGAGCTTCTTTTCGCCCGCTGGACTATTCGCCAGCCACGGGTTGACCCGGCCTTCGATGGCCGACCAGTCCGCGACGACAAACTGCTTGCCCGGCTCAGGAATCAACGCCGGGCGAAGCATCGACTTCAGGACGTCGGTGACTCGCGGTCCGAAGGCCGGAACGACGCTGTGGCCTCGAACGAGGGCGTGTCTAAGATCAGCGGGCTTTTTGGCGGCCTTTCGCGGCATATTGTGCAACTGAGCCCCGTACGAGCTAGCTCGACCTGTCGCTGCGCCTCCAGCAAAAACAAACGCACCTCGGATTCTCTGATCTTCTGCGTCAGCCAACGATGCGAGGCGGCTAAACTTCGCAGTCGCTGACGCCCATAGGTCGTCGGCGCATTGGATAACTTCGGAGACGACGCTCGGTACTTCATCAGGATTCTCCATCGCGAGCAGGTTCGCCCGCACAGTTTTGTCAATGGAATCGCGCTCTTTCGAGCGCGCGAGCTTGCGGGCCTCCGGTCCCAACCGGTCCAGCACCCACGCACGTAGCTTAGGCGAGCGCACGCTCGTGACCATGCCCTCGGTCAACTCCACGACGCGCGCCTCGATCTCCACGCGCTCGGCCTCGCTATACCTCATCGCCGCGTGACACAGATCAACATCGACCAGCACGCCCCGGTCGTTGATGCGCTCGTTGACATGGTAATCGGCAAGCTCGTCAGCGCTCAAATCGCGCATGGCCTTGCTGACCGCTCGCATGGCGCGCACGTCTTGGGCGCAGTAATCCAGCAAGTCCTGCATGTCCTGCTCGGTGTGTTTGAACGGTGGAATGCAGCATTTTCTGACCAATTGAGCGCCTTTATGGTCCTTTTTCATGCTGGCGCCCGCAAAGCGCCCGACGTCCTCGAGCGAGCCAGGCGCACAGTTAGACCGCGCTTGCGCTGCAGTGCAGTAGAACTGCTCAAGCGCGAAGTTGACCTGCAGCACGTACCAGAAGATCAGGCGCTCGAACGCCGCGTTATGGGCGCGTATCTGGCCGGTGTGCTGGCGCACGCGCTCAGGGAACGGCTGGTCAGGCGTCCAGACCTGCACGTCCTCATCATCGAAGGCATACGCCATGCACAGCACGTCAGTGCTCAGGTCCATCGCG